AACAACACTATCTAATTAATATTGGGATCGACTACACGACCCTTCAGATGAGAGAACCCTCCCATGAAGAACAACAAGCCGAGTGATTTTCCCTTTATAAAGGATAAAAAGCATGTCTACAATAAACTTATAGACAAAGAGATTGGAGAGGTCAATCTGGGGTGGGCGACCTTTGTATTTGAGCTTCACTCTGATCTTTACGAAGCTGACCAAAAAGTAGATGGTCTATGTATTTGGGACGAGCGTAAGATTAAATTAGAAATGAATCTTGATGATATTGACGCAAGAGAGACTATAATTCATGAGATTTATCATTGCATGCTG